AACGCTTACATAACTAGCAGGGATATAAGATAAATCCCTACATATCTGTATTCTTGGTGCATACCAATTCAATCTTTGATTACGGAATCCACCACCCATTTCAGTATATTGTTTTTTACCCAACGGGAATATAGTGTTTGGGTTTAATGCTACTCTTTGTAAAATTATAGGCGTGTTTGCTACACCCGCTACTGTTGCTGTTGCGTCGGGGTCTCCGCATCTATGTCGTAGTAAAGCCCGACAGTATTCGGCATTGAATGAAAAAATTATTTTACCTTGTGCTGTATGATATGATGCAGGTACGTCTATCTCATAATAACCACTATGTTTAACGTCTTTAGTAGTGGAATTATTTTCCCCTGCTGATGTCGCAGAATGAGTAAAATTACTTTCAAAATTATAGTCGGCTATGTTAACAGTAAACTCTGCGTTATCAATATCTTTACCTGTTTGTGGTGATTTTAAATCAATCCATATTCGTAGTGAATGTCCGTTACTGTTAGTCATCGGTATATTATTAGGTATGTGTACTATTTGTAGTGCGTGAGATATAGAATTACTACCGTACCAATAATAGTTGTTGTTCCATGTAATGTCTCCCGAACCCGTTTCTTGGCTTATACCATATCTTGTTTTTATAGGGTCTGTATCTGTACTCATATTACCGTTTAAAGCATTTACCATACCCGGAAACAAAACGCCACCTGTACCTAAATATGTCCAATTGCCTACGTTGGCTACTGTGTCGTTAGTACCACGTAAAGCAATATAAGGGTCTGATATATAACCGTACCTACCACTTTCTATCATTTTATCTTCATCACCACTAGGCATAAGAGGGGTAACATCCATTTTTAATGCTGTATTTTTATACGTGTTAAATTGTTTTTGTGCTACTATGAGAGCCTCTTTACTACTTGTAATTTTTGGTCTTTCTAATATCTTCCATCTTGTAGTATCAGTCAAGTTAGTAGCCGGATAATCAACAAAAGATGAGGAATTATTATAGTAAACTCTTACATTAGTAATTTGACCGGAAACTTGTGCGCTCATTTGTGAGATTAACATATTATTACGGTTAAAAGAAACGCCGGAATCGTATTTAGGTCTTACTTCTATTCTATTATCCCTGCCTACTAGATAAGAAAAAGAAACAGGAATAGAGTTTGTTGTTCCGTGTCCTGTTTTGGATGTAAGTTGTTTAAGTATATTACCTAAACTCTTACCCCTACTATCAACAACAGAACCATAAGAATCGTTACTACTTGTGTCATTATATGTAGTCATCATAGATGTAATAGGAACATTGTTTATATCAAAGATGCACCCTACTTTAGCAGAAGGCAACCAAGTGTCCATAATAGAAGCGTTCCAAAGGAAGCGCATTTTATCGCTAGTCCAAAAAGTACCACCGTTTAAACTTTCATAAAAACCATTTACGTGCATCATTAGTCTTAGCATAAAAGAAGATGTAATAGTAGCATGAACTTCAAACGCCGAAGGCGCATCCTCATCAGTAGGGTCTGTTGAATAAGAGACAGGAATACCTAAACTACTCCAATTGTATATATCAATACTAAAAGCATTTAATATATCTTCTTCTCTTTCTTCTAAACTTTTTCCTTTCCAAGATACATCCCCTGTAAAAATATCAGCACTAATAACTCTTGTTCTTCCTAGTTGTACGGGTACTGTATAAGTATCACCCGTAGCCCAAGTAACAGTTTGTGTGCTATTTACATCACCATTATTCCTACTAATTAATAATGTAGTATCACTATTACTACCCTCTTCATTAGAGCCTGTTTCATCACCTACTCTTATTATAGTGTGAGTAGTAATTGCCCCACTTGTACCATCTGTTCTTTTTAACATCATACCTGCTCTAAGCCCACTAGCGTAATGCGTTTCATCTGCGTTAATTATTTTCACACAAGGTATATTTTCAAAGGTAACATAAGAAGGTGTATTATTAGCACCACTATTATTGTATTCGGTTTCTAATTTATTTTCCCAAGTAAAAAAGTATTCAACGGTGTCATCTTCATTATTATTTTGGTCGTATACTACTTTCAATATGCCTATACCCGAATCGTCAAACTTAGTAGCATCATTAACAGTTATACCTATATCGCCTTTTGTAAAACCATAAGGAGAGAGTTGTGCGTCAGAGATTAATTTATCTTGATTAGGATGTTGTAACAAATCATTATCAAAAGTTTGATAAGTAGCGGTAGCATCAGCCCAATAGTTATCTATAAGGGCGGGCTTACCTTCAACGGTTGCTACATAGTCTGTTAAGTCTGTGTTACCACCCGCTTTCTGTCCTGTTTTGCCACCATTAGCATGAGTATTAAGGTTAAAGAAAGGTGAAGAGTCTATAACTAAAAACGAACCTGCTTTATCTTCCCAATCTTGATATGTGGATAAATCTTTATGTGAGCCTGTAACGGGTGCATAATATACTCTAGGACTTATAGTAGTACCGCTATTAGCGTTAGGGAATACTTTACCTGCGTCTGCCGTACTTCCGGTAGTCCAAGCACCTGTAATATCAAATGTGTTTGTTTGTACGTTACTAATCTTGTAATGACCGTCATGTGCTAGACTGTTGTATATGTATACATAGTCATCGTTAGACAAACCATGACTGTTATCTGTTACTCTTAGTGTAGTAGTAGTGCTTACTCTTTCTATCGTGCATAGTTGTGAATTAGAATAATCGACAGGTTTTGAATATGCGCCTTTACTACAAGGGTCGGTAGTAGCATCAAGATTCCATATTCTCAAATCGTCTCCTGCTTTCAACGAAGCAAACTTATCTATTTCTCCGTTTTCATTAACTTGGTCTATGTAAAATAAATCAAACTCATAGTTATCAGATATAGGGAATTGTAATCCAAACTCTTGTTTTCTAGTGGATGCGTCAGCGTTAGCCAAACCGTTATTTCTCATGTCAGACCAAAGCAACCAAAGATGTTTATAGTCTGTATCTATATCTGCTAATTTAACAAAGAGTCTGCCGGTTTGTCCATCTATTGTATATTCGCTTGCACCTGTTCTTTTGTAAGTATAGTTCAAGTATTTTACTCCTATTAAAAACCAAGCGTCTGCTGAACCATTACCCGTAGTATCTATTGCTAGTTTACTTTGATAAATAAACTTTTCTTGATATTCTGTTGCTTTAAACCAATTTTCTCCTGTGCCGTTTACTCTTGGTGCAAACCATAATTCACCTATACCACCCGATGATAAAGCAGTTGTATAAGCGCCTTCGTCAACAGCCAACATTGTAGTAGTGGGTGTTATATCACCTTGCGTTTGATATATTATTTTAGAATACCCTAAAGCCTGTGTGGGTGTTATACTACCTGTTTGTCCGACAGGTGGTTTGTAGTTAAGTGGTTTTTCTTTAACTTTACCAAAGTGATATTGAAACCACAAACTTTGGGGTAAATCCCGCATCCATCTAGCGTGTATCGCTCTATGATTTACTTTAGCCCCATCAGTAGTATAAACACCGGACACCATACCCTTATCCTTAGACCATTGATACCTGTTGTTACCTACCAATAGACCACTACCACTTTGCATATTACCAAAATCAGAGTGTGAAATACCGTAAGAATAAGTATCGACCATCCAAAGGATAGCAGGATTTCCTGTTAATCCGGTATAATAATTTCTAAACTTAGTAATATTTTTAACTTTAAATTGATTAGACCAAAGAGTATAAACGCTTGGTATCTGATGGTCGATATTTCTTCTATTAGCATAAAAGGTATCGCCTATTTTTAGATTAGGGTCAGAATCAAACACTATTTTCATAGTATGCGGGCCGGTACTATTAGCATAATCAGAAGCAACAGGGTGATGGGCTATAAAATCATCCCATGCTGTTAAACCTACATACATTATACCACCTTGTTCTCCTGCATCATTAGTAGTACCGTCATCGTTTACAAAACTGTCTGCACCACTTACAAAACTATCCCTACCCATAAATACTATTTTTGCACTTTCGGGTGTGTATGCTAACTGTGCGTCATCTATTGTAATTTCAACACCACTTACTGATTCAACGGTTACTGTGGTGTCGTTATGGTTAGTTGTGTTTTGTATACTAATAGTATCACCATTAGAAATACCATGACTATCATCTGAAAGTATGGCGATAGTTTTAGTGTTAGTTACTGTGGTACTGTTAGTATCTGCTATCCTTTTTTCCGTAAACCCTAATATACCCACACCCTCATAAGAATCTTCTATGTTATTAGGGCCGACATTCGTATTTTCATTGTTATACATTTGTATAGGATGACCCGAACCTAACTGTGTTCTTTGTGTTGACGTTTCTAAATAGTTACTATCTTTATCAAACCCTACATCAGCATCTAGTAGTTTTAATTTACCACCACCAAGATACATAGAGTCTCTAAATCCTTGAGCATCATACTCCCAATATTGTGTTGAGTCTCCTGTTTCTCTGTCGGCTTTTTGCCCTACATCCCAAAGTGGTATTTGTTTATTTAACCCTTCCATTGAATCAAGAGCCTTTAGTGTCAATTCCCTACTCCTTCCTTTTTGTGTTATGTTAAAAGAATCTATAACCCCTCTCCAAATAGGTCGGTCTATTCTTTTATCAGTATCACCAAAAACTAATAAGTTCCAATCGACAGGAGAAGAAGAAACAAATAAACTTCTAAGACTAAGTAAATAATCAGTAGCGACATTTCCTCTAGCACCGCTAGTTAAACTTGGGTCATCCCATAGATTAACAACACAATTAGATATATTATTTGTGCTTTGTTTTACGCTTAATTTATTTACTAATGCTTCATCAGAAGAAGTATAATCATCTGTTAAGTATCTAACAAGACCTGCTCTATCTAACATAAGATAAGAAACATAACCATATTCATTATCAGTTGTAGCATCAGACCCCATAGTTATTTGATAACCATAAATACCTGCGGCGGTAGTACCCGCATTCATGTCTAAAGATGCACCGCTATTTGCAGTATTTTGTTTTACACCATTTACATACCAATCATATTTAGTATTCGTATAATCAAATACGAAATCAACGTCAAGCCAAGAGTTATCGTTTGTATAAGACCAAGAATTATTGCTTGTCAAAAGCCCTTGAGTATCATAAGTAAGATTTCCGCTTGCGCCTACATAAGATTCTAAGTTTAGTGTTTGTGTGATAGCGGCTGTTCCTGTGTAACCTTCGTCTGTTAGTATACCTGCTTGTGCCGTAGGATAACCTATCTCAAAAACTACTTTCATATCAGACCATGTAGCCATGCTACTAGATGCGGCAAAACCACGCACCGCTATTCTTGTAGTAAATACATCTCCATCAAGTCGTGAGTTAAGCGCACCGTCATATACGATAGTAGGGTATTTACCTTGGTTCAGTGAAACGCCGTCATCGTTATTATTTTTTCTAACAGTTTGTACGCATAGGAATGGTTGTTTAGAGGGAGAAGTAACTTCGGCAAATAATTGTGTAGGTGCGTTAACACTTATGTCTGCTTGTGCTAACTGCTCGCCCATCCATACACCTGTAAGATGCGCTCTCTGTACGAAGTCTCCTGTTGTTGAAGTTTTACCTGCGTTTTTAGCCTCATAGTTAGTTTCATCATATCTTTTCATGTCTGCTCGACCAAAAGAAGAATCGTTATCACCAACAGGTACTATGTAAGACCCGTTACTATCGTGTCCATTAATAAATCTATGGTAAAAATAACTACCGTATGCGCTATCAGCATTAAACTTATATCTGTTAGCAACGTGTCCATCGGGATATTGTAATTGTATTCTGCCTTCCCAATCATCATTATCTAATCTTGTATCATCAAATGTAAGCCACTCAAATATACCATCGTTTTGTAATTTATTATTTGCTGTTGTGGATATTTTATTACCCGCATTACTATCTTGTTCTCTTTCTTCAACAGACCATCTGTATCTAGGATTTAAGAATGCTTCACCATTTAGAGGATTACCATAATGGCTATTCAAATGGCTGTACGTTGTACTTGGGCTATTGTTAAAATCTGCTATGGCTCTAGCACCATTAAAGTCATCGTAATAGCCCGCAAGCCATACTTGATATTTCTTTTTTACAGTTCGTACCATATTAACACCTAGTTGCCTGAAATACTTAGATTTAACCTACTTGATATTTCTTCTGTAATTGTATCAACCATTTCCGGTAATGTCATTCCGTTAAAGTTATTAGTTACAATTAATTCTGTATTAGTAATAAGGTTTTCAACTCCTTGTTGTTGAACCTGTCTAATCAAATCACCTGTTAGATTACTTGAATTAAACCCATAGAATAACTCTTCTCTTGAATTATTAAACTCGTATAATACATCGGTTGCTTCTTGAAAGGTACTTGTAACTATATCTGCCGACTCTTGTGCGGTATCTGCAAGATTTGATAAACTACGAGTATTAAAATCATTTAATTCCTGTATTGTATTTATTCCTGTTCTTCCCATAAAGGCGGTAACTTCATCGGCAATATCTTTGTTATCTCTTTTCCAACTCTCTAATGCGGCTTTTCCATCCTCACCCGAAAGTAAGTCAAGAATAGGTTGTTCATACCAACTCATACCTAGAGTTGGTGTTACGGCGGCCTCTATATCACCGATAGCCTTTCTTATTTCATCACTAGCCGCTAATTCGACATCACGTGCAGTAGTCAAATCTTTTAGCCTTTGAACTGCGGCATCGTGTTGTGATTTAGCCAATCCTTCTGTTGCATCTTTTGTTTGCTCTATAATTTCGTTTTGTTTCGCCATCTCACCGGTTATTTCAGTTAAAGTCATATTTTCATATATTTCAGCCACTTTTGTTATATCCATCATAGCCATACTTGCACTATCTGCGTTATCTGTAACAGCACCAAAAGAACCTGCTAAAAGATAAGCCGCACCCGCTAATATACCAATTGGGCCGAGAAGAAGAGTTGCAGATGCCGCCATTCCTGTTATCCCTACTCTAGCAAGTTGAGCCGTTGCCGCCAAGTATAGATTTGCTGTTCCACTCATGTTTTTAGTAACAACAGACTTTCCTTCAAGTAAGGTATTTTGTGCTGTTGCTATACTATCTCTAATTTTAGCCGCCGTGCTTAAAGCCATTTTTGTCATCTGTATACCCATAGCGAAAGTATTTAATAACATACCTGCTCTCATCATTTTTTGATTTCCAGAAAACATCATCATGGCTGAACCTGCGCCTACTAGACCCATAGTATAATTATTCATTACATTGTTACCTAATTGCTGACTTGCCGCTTCTTGTTGCCTAACAACAGAACTTTGGGATAAATCTTGGTTATGTCTTTTCACTAAATCAATAAGATATTCCATTCTTGCTATCTCTGCGTCTGTGGCGTTTGTTTTATTTCTTATAGCATCAATTTGTCTTTGGTAAGTAGCAATTAACTCTTGCTTTTTTATTACCTCTTCGGTTGTAGCAGGTATTACCGCACCTCTTATTAACTGACTTTCTATTATGTTGGCTTGATTCTTTTTATTTTGAGTAGCAAGATGGAACATATCTTCGCCATTCATGGCTCTTTTAACATGACTTAATGCTTCCATAGCAATACGAAGATTCATAACAGAGACTATTGTTGTTACAAATGGTGCAACCATAGTTTTTACTGTTTCTGCCACACCAAAAAAGCCTTTGAATACACCACCAATACCTTTCATCTGACTTGTTTGAAGTAATGTGTCATTAAATACTAACATTAATTCTGTTGAATGTGTTACTGCGGGCATAAGTTCATCTGCAAGTGCGCCCTTAGTGCTTTTTAATCTTGCTTCCATTTGCTCAAGTTGGAATAGATTAGTGTCTTGTAATCTTTCTATTTCCTCATAAGCAGGGAATGTGCCTTCTAAAGCATCACTTTGTAATTCTTGCATTCTTGCTGTGCCTTCAAGAAGTTTAATAAGACGAGTATAATGTAAGTTGCCCGCTACGGTTTGAGCCAAGTTAGACTTTTGTTCACCTGTCATACCTTGATACTTTACTGATACATCGTTTAATATTTCAGTTAGTGGTCTCATAGCACCTGTTTCTTGGTCTATAACAGCAATACCTAACTTTTCTATTTCTCTTCTAGCACCGTTAGTATCAGCACCAAGACGAGCATATACTGTTCTTATAGCCCTACCACCCTTACCTTGTTCTTCACCGGCCTCAATAAGAACGGCTGACATAGCCGCCATACCTGCAAGGCTTTCACCTGTTAGGTGAGCCTGTGAAGCGAATTGATTCATTACGAAAGTTATCTGCGACATAGTAGCGGCAGAGGTATTCTCAACCGTGTTAAGTTGGTCTAAGATACGCATTGTATTTTCTCTAATAGCATTGTTTCTCTGTGCGGCAGTTGAGTTTTCATCTATACCTTTTGTCATAAACCCTGTTTGTTGGTTTAAGTTTACCATCCTCTGCATAGCAGATTCGGTGTCCATACCGGATATAAGACCAAAAGCCATACCCATTTCTGTTCCGGTAGCAGTTGAGCCTTGACCCAACACTCCGGCTAACTGAGCCATTTTAGCGGCGGCTTCAAAAGATTCATCGGCGGCAAAACCAAACCCATGTCCTATCTCTATAATTTCTGCGTTTAATGCGCCTAAATCCTCACCTGTGCTTACGAACTTTTCAAACTGACGTTGTGCTTCACCTATCTCTCTTCCAATAGGAATAATATCATCCATCAGAGCGACAAAACCTTCACCTAATTCACCAACACCTTCCATTACACCCACTAAAGCGTCAACATATAACGCTTCAATAATTGTTGCAGATGCTTTAGAATCTTTAATCAACTTATTGACTTGCATCGTTCCTACGATGTCGAAGAATATTCTTGAAGCACCGGCACGAAGGACTACCATAGCGGCGGCCATGCTTATGAAAATAAGAGGGGTAAAGTAACCTAATAACAGACTTGTTTCTATCATTTACCTTCACCGCTACTCTTTGGGTCGTTCACTATTTCAACCCCGCTTTCTCTCAACGATTCAAATAAATCGCTATTGTTTGATAATAGTTTGCGTTGTTTACGCCTTTGGTTGCGTCTAGCAACCATACTTTTACCATCTTTTGCTTTGTCGGTAGCGTCTGATATTTTGTCATTTATGTTTGCGGCTATAATAAGGTCTAACTCCATTAGGTGTCGACCACCCTCAACAGCATACTTTAGCCATAAATCAGACGGTAATGTTCCTTTGAAGGCCATGCACAGGCTTGGTGCAACCATCAGGAACTCTGAAAAGGGACTGCACCTTCGGTATCATCCCCTCTAACAAATGAAAGTATCTCATTTAACTCTTCAAAAGTAAGTGTGTTAATATCAACATCACTATCAATAATACATGGTGGAATCCATGCACTCATCTGTTCTTCAACATTTCCACCCATTTCATCGAGCATTGTAGCAAACTCTTCGTTTTGCTCATCTGTCCAATCAGCAGGTTCTCCTGCGTGAGCCATTTTACGGAATGCTTTTCCTTGAATGTTGGTAATTTTCAGTCTTTCCATACCGGAAGCCTGTCTTACCCATATCTTTGTTCCATCGTCTAATTCTATTTCTTTCTTCATAACCGGCATTGGTTTCACTTCACTACGCGCTATTGCGCTCTAGTTTAACATGACTTGTAGGGTTATTTAAAGAATTACTCTTCTTCATCGACTACGGGCATTACTACCTGCACTACTTCTGCCTTCATTGGGTATCTTCTAAGATAGCGTTGTAATTTATACTGTTTCATAAGTAAAAGACTTTCCATATCTTCTTCCGGTATATCCCTACCGGATGCCTCAATGAAATCCTTCATCTTAATCACGCATTCCAAACAATAGCGGCATCAGTCATATTACCACCTTTAATTCTTACGTTCATAATTGACTCGGTTGTGTCATCATATAATGCTACGAAACCTACACTCATTGTCTGTGTGTCTCTTCCGCTTACTGATGCTTCCGGCGCTTCAAATCTAATATTAAAGAATTGCATTTCCATGTAATTGTTTGCGGGCGTATCTTCTTCTCTGAAAACTAATGTAAGTGCATCATCACTTGAACCCGGATTATAAGCCAATCCATCTTCGTCTATTAACGTATCATAAGTTGGGCTATCTGCTACTGCTGTGTGTATAACTTGGTTAAACTCGATTGTGCCTGTAACTTCTCTTCTTTGTGAAGGTGGTTGCCTTACATAAGTTGAAGAACCTAGTGCGTAAGCATTGTCTGTATCTCTATTCATGTTTATCTCAAATGAAATAGACTTAACAATACCTGTTGCTACTGAATTATTATTATTGAATGTAACTTCTCCATTAGCGAAGTATAGTGCATCAAGAGCATCACCATCAAAAGAAAGAGCGCCGGTTGTTACAGCAAGTGCGGCAGTATCTTTTTCTGTGCATCCTACCCAATCAGCAGACATAGTAACATATTCACCAACACTTGCGCTTAGTGATAACCTGTTAGCCATCATACCAACGTAAGTGTGTTCCTTATCTTCTCTTCCTACACGAATTGTAAACGAGTCGTAAGCGTCTGCAAGTGTAGCATAAGCGTGTGTCCCATCAGTAGGTTCTTCCCACAAATGAACATGACCTACGTTTTTAGAATATTTTGGGAAAAACGCTAGTAGTGTTGCGCCCAAAAACTTATCTAGTTGCACGGCCATATTATATCCGCCTTCTGAATATTCTCCACCTGTAACGGACTTAGCCGAAGCGTAGTGGCTCATATCTTGTCTTGTTAGTAAATCTTTTCGTGTAGCAAACGATTCATCGTCAACTTCTCCATAATATATAGTGTTCGCTGACGAGTTTTCAATCCCGTAAACATCTTCTAATTCTAGGGAAACATATCTATTTAGTATCTCATTTGTCATAGTAGCACCTCTATGTGGTTGACTTACGATACTAATGACTTATTAACATTATCATCGGTGTCGCATATCTATTCTTCGCATATATGTCATAGTAAGCGTGTGAACGCATACCGTTTCATCATCATCCATCTTAGAATCTAACTGTGCGTCATAGGATATAATACTGTCGGTTGTCGCCTTTAAGCCTGTTTGAGTGTATAATTCATCAAATATTTCTCCTAGAATATTTAGACCATGACGATATGCGTTTTCATAATTAGTTCCTTTTACGGTAACAAAAACTTTTACATCATACTCCTGTGTTATTTTTCCACCACTTAATGACTCAAAACTAGGTGAACCTAACTCTTCAACCAAAACGTGTATTGTCGGAGTTATTAACCTATTTAACATTTGTGATGATATATCATAACCATAAACAATAGACGAATCAGAAACTTGTGTTTTTAGGTATGGTCTAGTGCAATCTTTTAATTGCGCTACAACAGCCAAGCCCATACGTGCTAAGGTATCTTGAGCAAAGTCGGATAGTAGTAATTCTTCGGGGCTAAACGCACCGAACTTAGAATGGTAAATAGAGGCCCATTTAACGCTTCCACTTGTGTTGCCCCACACTACC